TTTGCCCCATCTACAATTGCGTTCTCTCACGGAGAATGTCCTCGTTACTGGTATCTAGCCTTTGAGGGTGCAAACTTTACAGACAACGCAGATGCGTATGGCGGTGCCAACATGACTGCTGGTACAAAGTCACACGAACGCATCCAGGAGGCTATGGGCAACGTTCCAGGCTTCTTGATAGACTCAGAATTTAAGGTAACTTACAATGACCCACCTATCTTTGGATATGGTGACGTTATTCTAAACTGGGAAGAAAAGGAATTGCTTGGCGAGATCAAGACAATGCCCAACGAAGGTTTTGAGTACCGAAAGATTGCAGGTAAGCCAAAACTAGGACACATGGTCCAGTTGCTTATCTATATGAAGATTCTCAACAAAAGCAAGGCAGTTCTTATTTATGAAAACAAGAACAACCATGAACTGCTTATCTTTCCTGTTGAGTTGAATGAATACATGTATCAGTGGGTAGAGAACACTTTTGAATGGATGCGAACAGTTCGTAAGGCATGGACGGATAAGACCCTGCCCGAAAAGAACTATCGCTCAAATTCAAAGATATGCAAGACATGTCCAATCCGTGAGGCTTGCGACTTGGCTGGTTCTGGAGTGATCAAAATTAAATCTCTGGAGCCTTTAGATGAAAACCAAACATTGTAAATGGTGTGACAACCAATTTGAAACCAAGGTATCTTATCAGATATACTGCTCTCCCCCATGCAGGGATGCTGCTACAAAAGAAAAAATAGCAGAAAGATACCAGATGCAGAGACGAGTGCGCAGGAGAGACAAGCCTCGTGCTTGCAAGTCCTGTAATAGACAGTTGTCTGCATACAACGACCAAAACATTTGCGATACCTGTGAAGTTGATCCTTCAGAGGTCTCCAAGGTCTTAAGAGAAATAAAAGGATTGATGAATGGTAAAGATAGGTAACTCAAATGCGAAACCCAAAAATATTCTTGCTATCGACGCTAGCACTAATAGCCTTGCTTTTGCTATCTTTTCTGATCTATCCTTAGTTAAATATGGAAAGATTAAGTTTGAGGGAAACAATGCATATCAAAAACTTGGTGATGCTGCAGTCAAGACTCTGCCGTTTCTTAAGCAGTTTGAGGTTGACGCAATTGTTATTGAGCACACTGTCTTCATCAACAGTCCAAAGACTGCTTCTGATCTTGCCCTAATCCAGGGTGCACTTCTTGGTGCTGCAAAGTTGGCAGGCATTCGTACAGCAGGTTCTGTCAATCCTATTACATGGCAAAGTTTTATTGGCAACAATAAACTAAGTGCTAAGGAGAAGCAAGACCTGATGGCAGAGTTTCCAGGCAAGTCAAAGAACTGGTATCAGAACAAATCTCGTGAGATTCGTAAGCAGAGGACAATTAAGTTTGTTAATACATACTATGATAAAAGCATCCAGGATGACGATGTGGCAGATGCCGTGGGCATTGGTCACTATGCAATTCACAACTGGGGAAAGATTGACAAGTAGATGGCAAAGTTGTATACTAGTGAGGCGTGGTTGAAGAAACGTTACCACCTGGATAAGAAAACTCCAGAAGAGATTGCAAAAGAATGTGGGGCAAGCGTAGAGACCATCTATGTTTATCTCGCCAAGTTTGGATTAAGGAAGTCTAGGCGATGAAGATACTAAAGCATTTTTACAAAAAGGGCAAGGGGCTGATCAAGTCACTTACGTGTAAGCACACTAGCACCAGACAGTCGTCTTGCCCATTTACAGGGATAACGTATACCATTTGTACAAATTGTACAAATATTGTGTCAGGAAAGATTACGGAGAATAATCATGGCTCGTAAGCCAAAGTTTGAAATACCAGAGATTGCAAAAAAGTTTGTTCGTGAGGACAGAATGCTGATCGATGGTTTTGAAGTTGTCCGTGGAGACATCATTAAAGTCGTGGGGCAGTACGGTATGAAGTTTAAGTTTGACAGTTTTGTTACAAATTCAGAAACTGGTTCTGTTTGGATAGACTGCTTTGAAGTGTTTAGAAACACCCCAGGGGCTAGCCGATCATTCAAGCCAGACATGATTAAGCGTGTCCCACAAAGAGGAAAGAGAGCAAAGCGTGTCGTTTGAAGACCTAACAGTAGAACACCTTGATGCAGTAAATAAGGTTGTTGAGAAATATCTAGCAGGTGCAGAGCCTACTCAGATTTCCAAAGAACTTGCCATGCCAAGACAAAAGGTTGTTGCCTATATTGACGAGTGGCGTTCTATGGCTGCAGATAATGCTGCTATTCGTGCTAGAGCAAAAGAGGCATTAGTAGGTGCGGACACCCACTATACCAAACTAATTAGTAAAGCATATGAAGTAATTGATGAAGCCACAACCATTGCTAATCTAAGTGCCAAGACCGCAGGTATCAAGTTGGTTATGGACCTAGAGAAGACTCGTATTGAGATGCTACAAAAGGCAGGACTACTTGAGAACAAGGAACTTGCCGAAGAGATGATTGCCATTGAGAACCGCCAGGAAATTCTGGTCGGTATTCTTAAAGATATTGCAGCAGAACACCCAGAGGTGCGAGACAAGATTATGCGTAGACTATCAGAAGCATCTAAAGATAAAGAAGTAATTACAGTGGTGGTTGGCAACGATGTTTGATGATTTCTTAGAGGCACTCAAGTCCGACAACTTTGCCGAGCGTCCTGTGGATGCCAAGACATTTGTTGAGGGCGAAGCCTATCTAGGACAACCACCGTTATCTCAAGTGCAATACGACATTGTTGAGGCTATGTCACAAATCTATAAACTAGAAGATCTTGTTGAATTGATGGGTGACACAGAGGGTCGCAGATACTACAATAAGTATACAAAGAATGAGGTTATCCTGCAACTTGGTAAGGGTAGCGGTAAAGACTTTACCTCTACCGTTGCATGTGCATATATCGTTTACAAACTACTCTGCCTAAAGGATCCAGCCAGGTACTTTGGTAAGCCATCTGGTGACGCTATTGATATTATTAACGTTGCTATTAACGCACAGCAGGCTAAGAACGTTTTCTTTAAGGGATTCAAGTCTAAGATTGAAAGATCTCCATGGTTTGCTGGAAAGTTTTACGCAAAAGCAGACAGCATTGAATTTGATCATGCTATTACCGTTTACTCTGGTCACTCTGAGCGTGAGTCTCACGAGGGTCTTAACCTACTTCTTGCGGTACTTGACGAGATTTCAGGATTCGCATCTGAAGTTACCACAGGCAATGATCAGGGTAAGACTGCAGACAACATCTACAAGGCTTTCCGTGCCTCTGTAGACTCTCGTTTCCCAGACCTAGGAAAGGTAGCACTCCTATCGTTCCCTCGCTATCCAGGTGACTTTATCTCCCAAAGATATGATGCAGTAATTGCAGAGAAAGATGTCATAACTAAGACTCACAGGTTTGTTATGAATCCAGAATTACCAGAAGATCAAGAAGGTAATTATCTCGATATTGAATGGGATGAAGATACGATTATTTCATACAAGTATCCAGGAATGTTTGCACTTAAGAGACCAACCTGGGTAGTCAATCCTACTCGTAAGATTGATGACTTTAAGTTGGCATTCTTTACAGACATGGGAGATGCCATGCAACGTTTTGCTTGTGTGCCAACATTCTCGTCCGACAGATTCTTCAAGCAGGAAGACAAGATTCGTGAGGCTATGAGCATTCGAAACCCTCTAGACAGTCATAGAAGGTTTGAAGAGTCATTCAAGCCAGACCCAAACAAGATCTACTACGTCCACGCTGACCTTGCACAGAAGCATGACAAGTGTGCTGTGGCAATTGCTCACGTTGACAAGTGGGTAAACCTGCAGATTCTAAAAGACTACAATCAGGTAGCACCTATCGTAGTGGTAGATGCTGTAGCCTGGTGGGAGCCGAAGGTAGAAGGTCCAGTAAACCTTTCAGAGGTTAAGCAATGGATTCAGAACCTAAGAAGGCTAGGATTTAACATAGGTATGGTGTCATTTGACCGCTGGCAGTCATTTGATATCCAGAACGAACTGAAACAGGTGGGTATGAGAACTGACACTGTTTCGGTTGCTAAGAAACACTATGAGGACATGGCGATGTTGGTATATGAAGATCGCCTAGTTATGCCAGCAATTGATTTACTATTTGAAGAACTAATCGAACTTAAGATTGTTAAGCAAAATAGAGTAGACCACCCTCGCAAATCTTCTAAGGACCTTGCGGATGCTGTCTGTGGTGCCATCTTCGGTGCCATCAGTCATACTCCAAAGGATCAAAACCTTGAGGTTGAGGTTCATACTTTTAGAGATCGTCCTAAGCAGACCCTTGACACAGATATGAACGGTGTGATACAATATAAACCTATGCCAAAAGAGGTTAAAGAATACCTGGCTAGATTTGATCTAATCTAACTACAAATAAAAGGAGAAACAAACATGACTTCATTCAAGAAGCCACTTATCGCTATTGCTTCAGCACTAGCACTCGTAGGAACCGTACTTGCAGTTCCTGCAAACGCTGCAACCGCAGCACTAACTGTTAACGCTGTTGCAGTTACCACCGCACCAACCACTGCTGCAAATGCTGTAGCACTTCCTGTACCTGCAGACAACTCTGTAGATGCAGTTGACGCTCTTAAGATTGCTCTTTCTAGCGTTGCAACTGGCAGTGCAGTTACTGCTACTGCTAC